CCCCCTTCTCGTCTTACCGACGATAACAAAGGATTTAACCTCGGTAAAACAACTGAAGTCCTCCGTGACGAACTCAAATTTACCAAGTTTATCGGAAGACTTCGTAAGAGATTTAGTGAACTCTTCCACGATATTCTCAAGACCCAACTCATTCTCAAAGGAGTAATTTCTCCTGAAGATTGGGATGACATGAAGGAGCATATCCAGTATGACTTCCTGTTTGACAACCATTTTAATGAGTTGAAAGAGCAAGAACTAATGATGCAGCGCATCAATCTTGCAACTCAAATGGATCCTTTTGTCGGAAAATACTTCTCTATTGAATATATTCGTCGTCAAATTCTACAGCAGAACGAGAAAGAATATAAAGAGATTGAAAAACAAATGCGCGGAGAGATTGACTCTGGTCTTGCAATGAATCCTGCAGATGTCAATACATTTGACATGATGGACCGTCAGAATCAAGCGTTTGCTCCAGAAATTCAAGCGCAACAGGCAGACGATGCACAACAAAGAGGACAAGAAGACTCTGAAATTGCACATCAACGTCAACTTCAATTGGCAAAAGCGCAACCCAAACCTTCTACTAATACTAAATAAAGAATAACGTCATGGATAATACAATGGATCAGGTTAATCCTGAAGCGGAAGTCGTGAACATCGTATCTGCTATCGCAGACAACGAAAGGGCAAAGGCAATTGATGCAATCCAAGATTTGCTCTATGCAAAAGCATCAGAAACACTGTCTACTTACAAGCAGACAGTTGCCAATACCTACTTTGATGAACCAGTAGAAGCGGAAACCAATGAAACTGATAACGGAAACGATTGAGAATGTTCAAGTCATCACCGAGGGAACTGGTGCTGACAAGAAACTATACATTGAAGGTGTCTTTCTTCAGTCTGAACTGAAGAATAGAAACGGTCGTGTATATCCTTTCCAAGTATTGGAGAGAGAAGTCAATCGTTATAACGAGGAGTATGTTAAAACTAAGCGTGCTCTTGGTGAGTTGGGTCATCCTGATGGTCCTACTGTCAACCTTGATAGAGTTTCCCACAGAATTACCGAGCTTAGAGCAGAAGGTAATAACTTCATGGGCAAAGCCCAAATCCTAGATACTCCCATGGGTAAGATTGCAAAGTCTCTCCTAGGCGAAGGTGTGCAACTTGGTGTATCCTCACGCGGAATGGGAAGTATTGACAGACGCGAAGATACCGCGTATGTCATGGATGATTTTATGCTAGCAACTGCTGCAGATATTGTAGCAGATCCCTCTGCACCAGATGCTTTCGTTAACGGAATCATGGAAGGTAAAGAGTGGGTTTGGGATAACGGAATCCTTAAGGAGTCCAAGGTTGCTAAATATCAACGTTACATGAGCGAGTCTACTCGCCAAAACCTAGAGGAGAGAACGCTTCAAGTGTTCCAAAACTTCCTCGCAGGTTTGTAATTTAATAAATAAACAATAGATAATCATAAGATTTACGGAAGGACTCAAAATGTCAGACATGTTAAACGAAAAGTTTGAGGAGTTTCTGGGCGAGCAGGAAATCGTTATGGAAGCGGGAGCACAGGATCCCATGCCTCGTGTAACTGCTTCAGTAATTCCTGGTACAGGTTCAGATCCCGCAGCAGTTTCGGGTGATCCACAACAGCGCGGCGGCGGCAAAGATCCAATGCCTACTGTTCCTACATCGGTTGCACCTAATCAGTCACAAACTGATCTTGGTGGTTCCCAGTCTGAACCCCTTCATTCTAACAAAGAAGAAGGCGAAGAGAATCCTGGCGCTAAAGCAGCAGCACCTGTATCACAGGACAGCAGCGTTACTTCAACCGCTGGCAAACCTGGCAAAGATCCACAACCATCTGTAGGCGCTGAAGTTGCATACGGAACTGGTAAAGGTCCCGACGTATCTTATCCTATCAAACCCGCATTTGAGAGCATTGACGTTTCTGACGACGTTAAGGCACTTCTTGAGGGAACCGAACTCTCCGAAGAATTTGCAGAGAAAGCAAAGACCATCTTTGAGGCGGCAGTCAAAGCAAAGATCTCGGAAGAGTATGACAAGCTTGTAGAGCATTTCGCTAACGAACTAGAGAAGCAACTTGAGTCTGCAAAGGCAGAACTCTCTGAGGAAGTTAACGGAACTGTAAACTACGCAGTCACTCAATGGCTAGAAGAGAATCAAGTAGCTGTTGACCGTGGCATCAGAAATGAGATCACTGAAGACTTCATCGCAGGTCTGAAGAATCTCTTTGAAGAGCACTACATCTCTATCCCCGACGACAAAGTTGACGTGGTAGAGGGTATGGCTGAATCAATTCGTGAGATGGAAGAGCGCCTTGACGAACAGGTCAAAGCAAATGTGAAACTACAAAATCGTCTAAATGAGTCTGCCAAACTCAACATTCTGAACACTGTTTCGGAAGGACTAGCAGATACTCAGAAAGAAAAACTCGCAGCACTTGCTGAGGGTCTAGAGTTTGTTTCCGAAGAAGCATTCTCCAAGAAAGTTGCAACCATTAAGGAGTCATACTTCAAGGAAGCAACTGCACCTGCAGCAGAGGTTGCAGATGAAACTCCAGTTGAGTCAGAAGAAATGTCACCAGCAATGGCAGCATATCTTCAGGCAATGAATCGCTGGAAGTGATTATAAATTAACCCCCTTATTTTCCAATCGGAGCTAAAAATGTTTAACGCACAAGCTCTAACAGAAAAGTGGGCACCTGTTCTAGGTCATGAAGGCTCATCCGCCATCACCGACAACTATAGAAAGAGTGTTACCGCTGTTCTGTTAGAAAACCAAGAAAGATTCATGCGCGAAGAGCGCGGTATGCTAGCAGAAGCTGGTGGTGCTGCAGGTAACTCTGCTGGTGCTATCGGTGGTAACGCACTCTCAGGTTCAGGTCTAACCACCCAGACTGGTGGTCTTGCTGGATTTGATCCTGTAATGATCAGCCTCATCCGTCGTGCAATGCCTAACCTCGTTGCTTACGACATCTGTGGCGTTCAACCAATGTCTGGTCCTACTGGACTAATCTTCGCAATGAAGTCACACTACGAAGGTCGTGGTGGTGTTGAGGCACTCTACAACGAGCCCGACAGCGACTTCTCTGCAGGTTATGACGCAACTGCAAACGCATACGATACTGCTAACCCAGTTGCTGGTAACGATCCTGGTCTACTCAACGATTCCCCTGCTGGAACCTATGACCGTGGCGTCACCCCAATGGCACGTGAAGATGCTGAAGCTCTAGGCGAAAGCGGCAAACTCTTCCGCGAAATGTCATTCAGCATTGAGAAGACTTCCGTTACTGCGAAGTCAAGAGCACTCAAAGCTGAGTACACCCTAGAACTAGCACAAGACCTCAAGGCAATCCATGGTCTTGATGCTGAGCAAGAACTCGCTAACATCCTTTCAAGCGAGATCCTTGCTGAAATCAACCGCGAAGTCGTTCGTACTGTATACACCATCGCTAAGCCTGGTGCTCAGAACAACGTTGCTAACGCTGGTCGCTTTGACCTTGACGTTGACTCAAACGGTCGTTGGTCCGTTGAGAAATTCAAGGGTCTAATGTTCCAGATTGAGCGTGACGCTAACGCAATCGCACAAGAGACTCGTAGAGGAAAGGGCAACTTCATCATCACTTCTGCTGATGTTGCTTCTGCTCTCGCTATGAGCGGCACCCTTGACTACTCCTCAGGTCTAACTGGCGCTGGTGGTCCTTCCATCGGTGAAGTTGATGACACTGGCAACCTCCTAGTCGGCACCATGAACGGTCGCATCAAGGTCTACGTTGATCCTTATTCTGCGAACGTCTCCAGCAGCCACTACTACGTTGTTGGTTATAAGGGTACTTCACCTTATGACGCAGGTCTCTTCTACTGCCCATACGTACCCCTCCAGATGGTCCGTTCAATCGGTCCTGACACCTTCCAGCCTAAGATTGGCTTTAAGACTCGCTACGGCATGGTTGCTAACCCATTCGTTGTCCAGTCTAACGGTACTCCTGATGCTGAAGCACTCACCGCTTCACGCAACCAGTATTATCGTCGTGTTAGAATTGAGAACCTCATGTGATTCTCATTCACAAATCAACACAAGGGACCCTTCGGGGTCCCTTTTTTATTAAATAGTATTACTTGCTTATAGGATAATGCCAAGAGGAAGAATGCAAAAAGTTGACATTCTACCTAGAGTGCTTAAACTAAAAACTGAACTCTACGAAGGTAAATACGACGGCGCTAGTGATGAATGGTTGGATGGAGCGCACTATTCACTCAATCAAATTCTAAACATCTTAGATGAATATACTAATTAATGGATCCTGAACAGAAGAGAGAATTTTACAAATCCTTACGAGAGAGAATCCTACAACTAAGAATGGGTCATCTCTTTGAAGAACCATGCCCACTGTATGAACCTGAGTGGGATGAAGATCTTTGGGATTGCAGATTAAGTTATGACCATGACGAGGATGATCAATGAAGTATCAACTAACTCTTATCGCTTGCTTTATTCCACTTGCTCTCATCTACATAGTAATGAAACTTGCTGTTTGGATTGAAGCTGTTAATGCTGAGACGGATTATGTCAGAAAAGAACCTCTACGAGAACGAGGACCCTTCTTGGAGAATCCATATGCTGACGTTGATGAAGAGGAAGAGGAATATGGAGATCGCACAGACTATAGATGATGCATTGGAAGAATGGTATTCTGAACAGGGTCGTGAAGTTCCACAATGGAAAACTAAAAAAGATCCACTATGGTGGAGAGAGTATCTGATCAGTTTAGGTCTTGATCCTAACAACCCATAAATACTAGGTAGCTTGGGAAGTTGACATGCCTGCTGAATGGATTTCAGAGCAACCTAGTAATAGAAATTTTTTATCTCCTGTAGGTTTCAAACTAGATCTTGAAATTTTTGATGGAGTGGATTTCTTTTGCCAGTCTGCTAGCATCCCAGAGATTGCTATGCCATTCGCTGAAGTCAATACTCCATTTAGAAACGTCCCCATTGTCTCTAGTGGTGGCGTTTCTTATGGAGATTTAAATGTAAGATTTATTATTGATGAAGATCTAAAAAATTATTTGGTCATCCACAACTGGATTAAAAAATATGGTTTGGCAGAAGGAAAGTCCGATGGTCCTGATGCGTACTCAAATGCCAGACTTCAAATTATGACATCGCATAATAATGTGAATCATATCGTAGAGTTTATAAACATATTTCCAATAAGCTTGTCTAGTGTCCCCTTTGATGCTACAGTGGGGGATGTAGAATACTTGCTTGCGGACGTAACGTTTAAGTTTGAGACCTACACTATTCGCGATGAAAACTTTAAATCACTTTCATGAATTTTGAATCTCTTCGTAATAAATTTGAAAAATTGAGAGAAGACTGGGCAGAAGATTCTGCAGTTGATTTTCAATTCAAGAACAAACAGTATACCACAGATTTGGGACAACTTGCTTTAGACATCCCTTTTCAACATAATAAATACTTAAACCATTACACTGACATTCAGCAGATCAAAACCTCGCTGGAATTTGAGATCCGTAAAGTG